TCACGAGCCATATCAAGCGTGGCTCGATGCGCGGCCTGTCTTCTGCCGGTATCACTGCCGCAATGATTGTGGCAGCGATGAACGATGTGCCCGAAGCCTATATTGCCAAGTTCCTCGAAGTATTCTATAGCGGTTTCACGACCAATGAAGCCGAGCACTATGCCGTCATGCTGCGTGATGACCTGATTCGCAACAACACTTCCAAAACCGGCACACAGTATGCAAAGTATGCCTTCTACCGTACTGCGAATCGTCTGAACCAGTATTATAAGACTGCCACCGGCCAGCGTGTCGCAAAGCGCATCAATGACGGTGATTTTCCGTATAACATCTACGATGCCACGGGACGTATCGTAAAGCCCGAAACCAAAAAGGCCAAGAAAAAGGCGTAACCTGAAAGGAGAACCCCCATGAAGAAATTCCTGAAAATCGTAATGGTAGCCGGTGTCGCAGCTGCCGTTGCGCATCTTGTCTCTTTGCACAAAAAGCGTAAAAAGATGATTCAGCTGGGCCATGATATTCTGAGGTAAACACAAGTGGCTAAAACACAATTGACCCGCGAAATTGAGGTGGCGCTCCATAACTGGAATCCAACCAACTACGGCGGGTATAGAACGGATACATTCCGCCAGGGCTTCGATGCTCTTGAAGTGCCTGTGGAGTGCGGCACGACACGCTCTGGGCTTGTAGATTTCGTCCGTGTGCAGGAGTGTTTTACTTCTGAGACAAAGTGTGGAACTTGCAAATTGTCGATGTACTCCGACGAGGATAAAGACCTCGTTATGCCGTCTATCGAACAATGGACGCAGGAAGTGAATTGCCCGAAGGACATCTCCAACTGGAATTTTCGCAACGAACCTTGCACCGAGCGGTTCTGTAGGTTGTATAAGACACAGCATCTCTACACGATTGATACCGTCATCACCTGTGTAGAAATAAAAGTCTCATTAGGGGACTTTCACTCTGACCACGGGCATAACTTTGTAGGGCATTGCAACTACTATGCTATGCCGACGGCTCTCTATAAAAAAGTGAAAGGCGAAATTCCCGATGGCATCGGTGTCCTGATTTACTATGACGGTGAAAGCACCTATGGTATCCGCAAGAAGGTAGAGTGCAAACCGCACCAACTCTCAGAAGAAACGCAAAAATGGCTTATCATGTCCGTTGCCAAAAAGCTGCCTCGATTCGTTAAGCATTGAGGCAGCTTTGATTTTTACTAACGACCAGAAAGGACTTGTTATATGAGACGGACAAAAGCAGTGATAACTGCTGTGGCAGTAGGCGTACTGACCTTTGCCACAGCTTGCGCGAGTAGTGCATCTACTCCCGTATCAGTACCACCAGACTCTTTTGCCAGCATAACGGAATCAGCGGCAACGGTTGAGACAGCGAATGATGCGATTTATCTAAGCACCGACAGCATCCCGGAACCCACACCTCATGCTCCTTTGTCGAAGCCAACAGCTGCACCAGAGCCTACTCCTACACAGACTCCTGAACCAACCGAAGCGCCAACGCCGGTCCCTACAGATACTCCTGCTCCACTCACGACTAGCGTATGGGGTGATGTGGTGCCAGCAGCATACGGTTCGTCCTACGGGACCATCTCATGTAACAGCGCAGGTATCAACGCTTCCCTTATCTGGGGCGATGACCAAGCTCTCCTCGACAGCCGCAGTGGTGTATATCAGTACACAGGCTCCTATCAGGTAGGCTACGGTGGTTGCCATCTTCTTTGCTCTCATAACGACAGCACTTTGGCTTTGCTTCAATACGTGAGTATTGGAGACGAATTTGTGGTCACTACAGACTACGGACAATACGTATATACGATAGATTCCGCTAGGCCCGGAACCGTAACGGAAGATGCAAGCACTGTAGTGGCAGATGATGGGACAATTCTCGTAGACCTGTCGGACAGCACGGACAGACTTGTAATGTATACTTGCTATCCGTTCGGATACTACCAAACCACAAACCAACGCTATGTCGTTAGAGCCACGCTGTCTGCTTAGGAGTGCCAAAAGATGTCAAAGGAAAAACTACTGAAAATCTGGAAGGTCACAAAGACCATTATCATTCCGCTCACCATTGCTTTGGCGGACGTTCTTTTTTGGGCAAAGGCGATGACTGACCCCACTTGGCTTATTCTTTATCCTCGCCATATAGCACTTGGATGTATCTGCAGCCTGGGTCTTATTGGGTGCTGCATTTATGCTGACCTTAAAGTGTCCCATAACCAAAAGTGAAGGCCTTGCCATTCCTTTCGAATTGACTACAATATTGATTGTACGATAGATACCAAACACATAAAGATGTTACGATTTTCTATCGTTCACAATCTGTTTTAAGAGCGGACTTATCCCATTCCGGGGTAGGCCCGCTCTTTTTTATTTGAAAGGAGAAATTTCCAATGCAAAGCAAAAACACATTCTTGCGGAGAGCAGCGGCAGCGATTGCGGCACTCTTCATCCTCAGCTTCGCAGGCTGCGGTCAGACCCCGATTGATTCGGGTAGTCTTCCTGTATCCGGGGTCGTCTCAGAAAGTCCTGTCTCTGACAGCGAGCAGACGGCTGGCGTAACGGAAGACGGCAGCTTTACTATCCACTTCATTGATGTGGGGCAGGCGGACTCTGCTCTCGTTACCTGTGATGGGCATTCTATGCTTATTGATGGCGGCAATGTAGATGATTCCAACCTCGTGTATTCTGTTCTGGGACGTGAGACAGACGGGCATCTGGATTACGTTATCGGCACACATGCCCATGAGGACCATATTGGAGGTCTTTCCGGTGCATTCGAAGCCGTGACGGCCGACGTCACTTATTGCCCTGTTACAGAGTATGACAGCAAAGCCTTTCGGAGCTTTAAGCAGCGAGCGGAAGAAAAAGGCAACGGCCTTACGATTCCGTCGGTAGGGGATACATTCTCCCTTGGCGATGCCGAAGTGACTGTTATCGCTGTAAACTCAGTTCCGGACGATACCAACAATACCTCCATTGTCCTACGCATCGTTTATGGAGAAACCTCATTCCTGTTTACAGGTGATGCAGAAGAGCCAGCCGAAGATGTTATCCTACAGTCTGGACAAGACATCCAATCTACTGTTCTGAAGGTAGGGCATCATGGTTCTCGAACCTCCACATCCGAAGCGTTCCTCGACACAGTGAATCCAGCCTATGCTGTTATTTCCTGTGGCAAGGACAACAGCTATGGTCATCCACACGACATCACTTTGGCAAAGCTCCAGAGCAAAGACATTGAGGTTTTCAGAACTGACGAGATGGGAGACATCTACTGCACATCGGACGGTAAGGACGTCACTTTCACTTATGGCGAATATCACCAGGCGGCAGAAAGCACTACCACCGATACAGTCGAGGTCGAGGAGTCACAGCAAAAGGATACGACGGTCAGTACCTATGTCCTGAACACAAACTCTATGAAATTTCATAAGCCTGACTGCTCCGCCGTAGCTCAAATGAGCGATGCAAACCGCAAAGACTATACAGGTTCCCGCGATGACCTAATCGAGCAGGGCTATACACCTTGCGGGTATTGCAAGCCGTAAAGGGTATCAACTGTTCCGTTCTTGATTAGATATTAACTCATAGCAATACAAAATCTATCCAATTCTATCCAATAACCAATCCAATCTATTACTAATATGGTAAACGCGACCCTTCATCTCGAATATGACGATGCCACTCGTATCCAGTCATTCATCCAACAAAAGCACTCGGTTGTCAAAATATGCGAATTGCGTAAGATAAAAGTGTACGATAGATAACATAATCGAAAAGGCGACTTGCCCTTCGTATTCACAATTTCGCTTGAAGAGCGGACTTCCCACGCGGGAGGCCCGCTCTTTTTGCGTCAAAACAAAGGAGTGTATTTACCATGACTAAAATTTTTACTATCGCAGCAAACGAAATCATCGGCCCATTCAGCACCGAGACGACCATGTTGCAGTTTGAGTATGACTCTGAAAAAGCGTATGACGTTCTCACGCAAGTACGCAACGCCGTAAAGTCTTATCTGGATACCGAAGAAGGCAAAAAGACGCTGCGACTCAACAGTGGCTACTTCAACTGGGGTGATGCGGCCGAGATTCCTGATGGCTTCTATGAGTCGTTCGGCCTTAAAAAGCTGGACGCGCCGGTTGCTGATTTGACCGTGGACTTCAACGAAGACCTGACGGCAGATGAGATTTCCGATGAGGAGGGCTACTGATGGCTCAGTTCAATGACATGCTTGCTCAAATCGGTGCAATGCTATCTAAGAAAGAAAATGAGCCGTTTTCCTATGAAGAGCTTGCATCGATGCTGAAAACAAGCCCTGATGCTCTTAAAACCTTTGAGGATGTCTACAAAACCCAAGTGCTGGAAAGTGGGACACTGTCTGACAATCTTCTCCAGTGGGATACCGCAACCGTAAAGGCAATGCTCGATAAGAGCGTGCCTTTTACGAAAGAGCTGGACAATCTCATTGACCAAATCGTTGCCGAGCTGATGGATGACACCAGACTGTACATCTATGAGCCGAAACGCGGTGGTTACTACGTTCGATATTCCGCAAACCAGCATATCCTTCCGCCGGTAACGAACGAAGACCTCCAGAAGTTCCCGGAAGAACTTCGGCCACAACTGACCGGCAATCTGATGAAGATTGACATTTCGGAGCCGTCTTACAAGGTGCTTCTCAGCCACTACAAGGCGTATCTCGATGCGAGAAGCGACCGAAACAAAGCGATGCAGTATCACATGTTCCGCCAGGGCCTCGACATTCTGGACCTCGATGACATCACATATCAGATGCTTGAAATGAATCCGAACACAATGAGCTACTGGCTGCCGCCACTGGTTGCTGCCTTGGACGGCAACAAGTTCTTCAAGGTGCCGGAGACAAAACTCTTGCATGTGCCCATCACGATGCTCCAACTCACGAGACTCGGCTTTGAGACGCTTAATCCCGTGACGAAAGCGATTGTGAATCGTTACTGCAAGAGAATCTTCCATCTGGACGATGATGGCGACTACTTCATCAAAACCGGCACGTACTCTTCCAAGTACGAGTTCCGCAATGCCCATGTCCATGAACCTCAAGAGGTCCGTGAGATGGGCGAGTATTTCTTGTTTTTGAACCATCTGACCTGCTCTATGGCAGCACCCGGCAATGGGCATTGCTTCTACGGGGCAAATACGACCAACGAGTGGGTCGTGAGGGAGTACGTTAAGGACAAGGAAGGAAACCTGACTATCTATAACGGTCTGCCGCTGCACACTGAATATCGTGTATTCGTGGACTTTGATACCAAGACGATTCTCGGAGTGAGTCCCTACTGGCGCAGCGATGTGATGAAGGGGAAATTCCAGGAAGTGAGCAGTCCACAGGAACGGCACGACTACGTCATCTACCAGATGCACGAGGATGTGCTGGAGAAGCGCTACCAGGAGAGTGTCCAGAATGTTTTGGATGAGCTGAAGATGGTTATTCCGCACGTAGAGCTGACAGGGCAGTGGAGCGTTGACGTGATGCGCAACGGTGATGATTACTACATCATCGACATGGCGCTTGCTGAGAACTCTGCGCTGAGCGATTGCGTGCCTAAGAATCTGCTTCGTGCTTATCCGCAGCAGTGGCTGCCGCAAAGTCCGACGATGTAATTTTTCAAAAAGGAGAATACCACCATGAGCAAAACTGTTATTCTGATGAGCAAATCCATGCCGACCAAAGATGTCGCCGAGTTTCTTTACACGGAGACTCGCGACAAAAACTACCAGGCCGAGACCGGCTGTGCATACGCCAAGTTCAACAGTTGCAAGATTGCTGAACCCGGCACCAAATGGGAGGAGTTGACTCCTTCCCAGAAGATGCAGGCCATGTCTATGTCCCTGTTCCAGATGCTGGGCAATGGTGATGACAGGGGAGAACCTATCCTCATCAAGACCGCCAACACTACCAAAGAAGTTTGGTGCCCGTTTTACGCTGACAAGGTTGCCATCGAAAGCGCGAATGTTTTCAAGCGTGTTTACGCAGAGGTGAAAGCTGCTTATGAGGAAAACGGCGCTTTTGCCAAATTCGACACCCTGAACCACGAGGAGAAGATGTGCGAAATCTCGTCGTATGTCATGCACAACTTCGAGAACATCCTCAAGAAAATCGAAGCCATTCCAGGTGTACAAGCCGGAAAATACTAATCACATTGCATAAGAGGGACTGCCGTCAGGCGGCCCCTCTTTTTGCTTTTCATTGCGAATTGAATACAATAAAGTCATGTGACGCACAAGTGAGGTGAGTAAATTGGAAAACGTCAAAATTATTACGCCGTACGGAGAAGTTATCAGTATTCGTACTTTCATCGAGTGGGAGTATAACTGTGGCAAGACTGATTTTCAGCCAAACGAGCGTTATCCTTTGTGGGTCACTGTGCCGGTTGAAGAAAAGCTTGGCTATATTGCTTGCAGCCTATTTGGTGACCTTGCAAATTTTGATGACTATGAAGGCAAAATCGGCATCACCGATGGGAACTCAACACGATATTTCTTCTTCACAAAGAAGAACTGCGATACGGAAATTCTGCAAGCATTGACGGCAATGCTCAATGTTTTGTATACAAGCAGCGAGGAAATGCTTCTTTCTGAATCCGGCTACACTTTTGAGTCATTGAGTCTGAATCAACGATTCGACACAATTGCTCGCTACATCGAAGCAAATCTTGAAGTGTGCTTGCTTATGTTGGCACATATTCCATATATGGAATGGAAATAAAACCGTTTTATGTTGCCTTCTTGCACGTTTGTGCGAATTGAGTAAACTGAGTATTGTAGACCAAAAAGTGCATTGACGACCACTAAAGCAGGTTCTTTTAAGGGCCTGCTTTTTTATATGCAAGGAGGACAGAACATTGATTGATAGAGAAGCAATGGCAGAAAGGAATCGACTCATTGTCGAGGACTTGAAGAGTGGTATGTCTATCAAAGACGCAGCCGCAAAGCATCATGTATCAACCCATATCTGCTATAGAGTATCTCGTGAAGAGAGTCGTAACGAACGCTCTATGGACTTCCACAAATGGAAGAAACAACGAGACAAAGAAATCGCTCGCAAGTACAGCAAGGGTGTAACGGCCGTTGAGCTGGCGAAAGAATACAACATGAACCGCGCAACGATTTATAGCGTCATCAAGCAGGTAGACCCGAAATATACCTGCCAGCGGGATTCTGATGTGATGACAAAGGCAAAGAAAGAACGCCTGAAAAGAGAGGAACGGTATATCCAAGCAGTCAGAGAGAACCCGCAGAAGTCAATTCAGGCACTTGCTAAGGAGTATGGTTTCTGTACCACATGTGGATACGACATCATGCACAAAGCTGGAATCCACCGTAAAAGGGGAAGAAAGAAAACAAAGAAGGCGGCGAAGGAACAATGAGAAAGCTGCTTTTGATTATTCCGGCGCTTGCTGTTGCCTTGACTGCCTGCTATCCCGTCAGCACGCTGCCCGCCGATTTCCCTGTGGCAACGGCTGAAAGCAGCGAAACGCTAGGCCTTCCAGCTCAAACCAGTATGGAAACAGAACCGGTGCGAGGCGAGAACAATAACCTTATCGCTCTCGGCGACTGGGGAACAGTTTCAAATGGCTCTTTGACCGATGGGCGATGGCATGACATTGAAATGCGCATCACTAAAATCACTACCGAAACAGAAAATGAAGATTACATCAGCAACACCATTGCGCTCAGTAATTCTCTTTCTGTACTGCGAACTGAAGAATCAGCTCTTGATAAGCTGCGAGATGGCATCGAAAACCCGGAACTCGTAGTGGTGGATTACGAAGTGAAGCTGCCGGAAGATTACCCATGTGACGGCAATGCGGATGTGAGTCTTTGCGTGGTTGATGATGCAGGTGAGCATCAGATTATCAAACTGCTGACTACAGCTGACAGCGATATGACGCCTGGACTGACATACGCAAAGCGCGGCATCTATGTTCGCACAAAGGGCGATACCAACTACACATTCAAAAGCGTTCGGTATCTGAACGAAGCTGATATTGAGGCGAGAGCCGCGAGAGCTGACACAGACACCTACTTTGCAAATAAATAACAAAGAATCAAGACCTGCCGTTTGGTGGGTCTTTTCATTTATAGAGGTAAATAAACCATGAATGATAACAACCGCATGCTCCTTCGCTATGTAGCAGAAGGCGACATTCGCAAAGCACAGATGCAAGCAAAAATCATTCTGAACAGTATCACCGCTGCGAAAGATGAGCAGTTCAAGGCGAACTGCCTGGCAAAACTCAATAATGTTGAGCCGCGATTCATTGAATTGCCGTTCAACATGCAGGGTCTTTTGGTGGCAGAAGATGTATCCGATTTTCCAGAACAGAGGTTTCTCATTCGTGAATCGGAGGAAGCGGTCATTGAAAAGATTCTCAAAACGAGAAAGGCTTCTCTCAAACTCAAAGAAATGGGCGTTCACTATACCAGTTCTTTGCTCCTGAGCGGTGAGCCTGGGACTGGTAAAACAGAACTGGCAAGATACATTGCCCACAAAGCAGACCTACCGTTCGTATATCTCAAATTTTCCGGTCTTATCAGCTCGGCTCTTGGCAAGACACAGCAGAACATTGGCCTGGTCTTTGACTATGCCAGACGCAGCCCCTGTGTGTTGTGCCTCGACGAAATCGATGCTATCGGTATGAAGCGCGGCGGCAGAGACGATGTAGCAGAGATGAGCCGCGTGACGATTGCTCTGATGCAGGAACTTGACCGGCTGCCCAATGACGTTATCCTTATCGGAACCACAAACAGGGAAGACCAGCTTGACGCTGCACTGTTCCGTCGGTTCAGCTTCCTTCATCGTGTTCGCATGCTGGATACTCAGTCTGCGCATGACTTATGCGAGAAGTTCTTCATTTCGGTTGGCTATACAGCGAGCAAGAAAGAAATTGAAGACCTGCTCTCTCACATTGACCACAATTATACGCCCAGCAATGTAACGAAAGCTTGCACGGACCATATTGTGAGTTGGGTCATCGAACAACAGGAAAAGGAGGGCCAGGATGCGTGAATTTGAGATTAAGTTCTATGAACCCCGTGGCACAGTGGCAGAGGAACATCCTGAAATTGCTGCCATGTGGCACCCGACTGCCAATGACTGTGGTCCTGATGAAATCACGTGCGGAAGCGGTCGTCGCATTGCCTTGATTTGTCCTCGGTGTGGATACGGCGAAAATGGGGAATGGCGGCCGGTGCTTTCTTCTGTCTGTCGTACAAGAGGCGGCTGTCCGGTTTGTGCTGGACGAATCGTGGTCAAAGGCGTGAATGATGTAGCCACAGTTCATCCTGAAATTGCCGAACAGTGGCATCCAACACTAAATACCATTAAGCCCGACCAAATCACATCCGGCAGCGGTCTGCATGTCTATCTTGTCTGCAAGACCTGCGGCTATGGTCAAAATGGCGAGTGGCATCCGCTCCTGGCTTTCGCTTGCGGTAGTGGCGTGAATCATACCGGCTGTCCGCAATGCGCCAGATTAAGGACTTCTCATAGCAGAATGAAGCGGATTCGTAAATGCACGACGAAGCCTATCATCAGCGTTGGATACCCTCAGATTGCAGCTATGTGGCATCCGACCGCCAATAAGTTTCGGCCCGATGAACTGACCGCCGGAAGCGGTGAACGCATTGCTTTGGTATGTCCCGATTGCGGCTATGGCAAGGACGGAGAATGGACGCCGTTGCTCTTTACCGTATGCAAGTATGGTCCTAAGTGCCCCGCCTGCCGCAAAGTGCGGAGGTGATACTTCTTGGCTTATAACATGAAAGACCAGCTTGCGGTCGGAAAACTCGGAGAACGGGTGGCAATTGACTACGTAAAAAAGAGCTGCGAATTGGGAAGGTTGAGCTTTGAGAGCTACGAAGATGTGAGAAGCATCAAAACGTATCAAGAACAGGATATTGACTTCCTGATTCATCGCAAAGATGGCCGCACGGTAACGCTCGATGCTAAAACAGATACATACACTACCGGCAACATCTTCCTGGAACAGGCCGTTGACTCCTATCTATTTGATGAAAATGGTAATGTCATCAACTGCAATCCTGTCACCAATGAGTCAACGCTCCATCACTCAGATGGGTGGCTTTATAAAAACGCCAACTGTATCTTCTATTACTTCTCAAGCACCCAAATGCTATATGTATTTCATCGGGTGAATGCGGCGCTCTATGCCACAGAACTGCTCGATGCCGGATATGAATTAAAACGGGAGAAGCGCCCCTTTCCTCGTGCTGCTGAGAACCACGAAAAGAGAAGACCTTTCACAAAATACTACGGCATAGGGCTCCTTTTACCAGCCGACCAGATGCTCTATTCTGAACAGATGCAAGGCCACATGTGGAAATGGAGAGTCGAACAAGATGAGACTGGTCATTACAGATTCATTCCTGTAAAAACGCGTAAGTTTGTTAAGAATCTATGAATCATTGGCCTACACAGTACGAGTCGGAACTCGAAAAATGGTATAATATAGACAGTTCAAGAGAGGAGCAAAAGCAATGAATGTTGTTGGTGTGGTTACGCTCGGAAAGCTCATTGAAGCGCATCGAGACAGTGACGAACAGAAGTTCAAGACCTACGTTGAGTTCATTGCCGAAGCCTATGAACAGCAGGGAAATGACCGTGGCGCTCGCATCATCCGCAACTCCTATACAGGCGGCGGCAAGGATACCGCAAAGGTCATCCTGGACGCAGCCTCCCCCGACGAACAGGATGTGGCGGTCTACTACGAGACCGGTTACTATGAGCTGGATGTCATGGGTTCCGGTGGGTCTTATCATGGTGTCACTACGACAAACTCCGCCGCTGAGGCCATGCGCCGACTTGATACCAATGCCGCCAACTATATCCAGCGCGTCACGCTGTATAAAAAGGACGGTAAGGTTACGAAAAAAGAAGTGGCCGAGTACGACCCGATAGCAAAGGAATGGAGAAACATCTGATGGACTGGCGAGTATTTCCCATCAAAGCAGTTCTGAAGCTCCTCAACGACAGGTTTGTGCTGGAACGGGTCACGGTCAAGTGGGACGATGAGACCTACGGCAAGAGTGAAGGCACGCGTTTTGTACTCTGCCACCGTGAGGAAGTTGCGAACATCGACCATATCAAGGTGTGCTCGTCCGGGTTCTTTCACGACACGTTCGTCTACTACGGCGACGGCTTGATGCTGAAGCTTTGGCAGGACAACCTGAATGTCGATGAAGAGCATGAGCGCTATTCGAGCAACAAACTGGTATCTCCTCTGTTCTCTCTTTACAGTGACAGTATCCCGGATGACTCGTTCATGCGCCGCTGGCTCGTCTTCCAGGGTATCACGGAAGAACAGCTGGACGGAATCGCGGCCGAACTTCTTATCGACGCGATATACGCCTACGATAGCCTTGATAAAAAGGTCCTGAGAAGTGATAACGGGTATCCGACCATGATTCAGCAGGGTGGAACAGTCTACTTGAGCGAGTCAGAAATCGTAAAAGTGACATCCACTATCGAGGACGACAACCTTCGCAATCGCGTCCTGAGTGTTCTCTGGTCAAAGAAACGCGCGGTAAAGGATGTCACGAAAGAAAACCGAGACATTGCAGATGTCAGTGACTTGCAGATTCGCAAAATATAGAATGTGCTTCAAATAATCTGTATTGCCGAATCGTGCGAACCGCATATACTAAATAATACATTAGTCGTCAAGGTTTTACTCCTTGCGACTACCATGCTTCTGTGGCTCAACAGGCGGAGCAACTGTCTTGTAATCAGTAGGTTGTGGGTTCGAGTCCCACCGGAAGCTCCATTGGTTTTCATCGTTCCTCCGTTGAAATCCAAAATCCCGCTTGATGAATCGTAACTTCTTGATACGATGCTATACACACATCTTGCGGGCTATGTCACCATAAGACAGCCTCCTCGCGGCGGTGACGGTAACACGGGTATTGAGCTCCCCGTGGCAAATGTCTTATTTCTGGGTCGTTAGCTCAGTCGGCAGAGCGCTTGACTGTTAATCAAGATGTCACAGGTTCGAGCCCTGTACGACCCGCCATATACCGAATATCAAGTGTTGTAAGTGTCATCCCGACACACATCACAACTACTATAGTGCTACATACCCTCACTTGATAGACGGTAATAACAACCTCGGAGAATGTGCATTGTAGCTGCTTGCAGCACATCATACTACACCAGTATAGTTCTACACATCCTTGCGCAATCTCCGAGAATCCCTCACAAGACAGCCTCCGCGTGGCGAGGGATGGACAACGCAAGTTTTGAAGGTTCTTGCGGCCAATGTCTTGTTATTGACACGGGGTATAGCAATGGTAGCTTACCAGCCTCATACGCTGGTGGTTGTGGGTTCAAGTCCCATCCCCGTATCCATCGTCTCGGCCGCGACGCTAAATCGGTCATATATGGCTCGTTAGTTCAGATGGTTAGAACGCCAGCCTGTCACGCTGGAGGTCGCCGGTTCGAGTCCGGCACGAGTCGCCACTGGGTGTAGTACAAGGGAACACGTCAATCGCGCGATAAGGCGTAATAGTGGAGTACAGGTGCGACGCGTAAGCACGGAACACGGTGGTGTGACACCACCCATCCAGAACACGTCCTGACACGGACGTTAAACAGGTCGAAATCTAACAGGGAGGGCACTCCGATGCAGTAATTACCGCGTCCGATGTCAAAATCTGAACAAAGGAGAACGCCTATGCACTAATTACGTCCGACAGGCCGCATAAGTGAAAGGGATAATCCGATGCACAGGTAAACCTGATGGCGGGCAGCTCCCGCCTTAGAACGACACGATAGGTAGCGCCTATCTGGGCACGCCGGAAACATCCGACGAGCCCAGCCACCCATGAGACAGCCTCCACGCGGCGGGTGGTGGACAACGATTTCTACAGTCGCTGACGAATGCTCTCAACCCAATCTGGAGGGCAAACCAGACAAGGTAAGCAGTCCTTGGCCCAGTTCATGGCTCTAAACCGAACTTTTCCGTACTGCAAAACGCCTTTGGACGTTCCCTCCGGGGTACGGCGTCAGCGGACGCTCAACGAACCCCCTCGAGCAGCAGGGAATACGCGGAAGCTGCTTGCGCGGACTGGTTCACACAATCCGCGTTACTGCTCAGAAAACAACCTCCTCGTGGTGAGCAGTGGGCAACATCGTTGCGGTCAATACCCGCGACATGGCTAAGTTTTCAATCTTGGGAATCGCATCACGGCTCCCGACGTGAGCGGTATCCCTAAAGGCCAGGAAGTTGTGTGGGCGAGTGCTTCCTCTCGAACTACGGTTCGGAAACAACAAATCCCGCCCCATCAAGCATGCAGACGTACGAGCATCCCCGTAAAGCCGGGGCGCAGCCAGACGCGACACAGCCGTTACAGGCGAGACTGCTGCACGGCAGCTGGTAAGTGAGCCGCAGTCTTACAAACTCAGCCCATCGAAAACCGTTCGCCCGAATTGACAGGGAAGTAACGGTAGGGCTCTAAGATTTGAAGTTGACCAACACCCAAGCGCTTTCTTGGATTCTCACGCATAGTCAGCGATGAGATTCGCAAGATTGTCAGGTGGTGTAAAGATGGCGTTCGGGGCCGACTACCTCCTAAACGAACATCATGGCGGGGCTAAATGAGGGTTCACCCGCAATCTTGTGGAGTATTCGTATAACGGTTAATACCTCTGCCCTCCAAGCAGATAACGTCGGTTCGACCCCGATATACTCCTCCAATATCCCTACGCTGGTAGCCTCCACGCGGCGAGAAGGAGGGAAAGAAAAATGACGGTTTTTGAAGAATTGACAAAAGGAATGAAGTTCAGCGGACCCGTGGAAGATATCAAAAAGAACATGGTAAAAGTCTTTGAAAAGAATTTCAGATGTCCGCCATGGAATGACGTGTACGAGGAAGGGTGCGCGGGGTTCGCTGGCTGCGAAAGCTGCTGGTTTGGGTACATAAACAGCGAAGCAAAATAAAGGCCGCAAAAGCGAAAGCCAGACGCGACCCACCACGCGGGGTATAGCAATTGTCGCTGCCCACATGGGTGGCGTGAATAGAAATGAATCCCGCTGCCCGCTCCACCGTCGCTGTCACCGTACGCACGACACTAAATAAAGCGAGCATGGTCCACTTGTGGTCCGCTGTCCGAATGCCAATGGACAGCCTCAAAAAGAATCGGCAAACAGGTGCTGTGCCTGATAGTATCCGAGAGTCCCGGTATCAGTCGCGAATGAGACCAGAAAACAGCGGAGAGGGTACAATACAGAATCCGTCGGCGTGGCTGTCGAATGGTGCTTGATGCAGGGTTGGCTGCCCTGATTTGGGATGATAACAAGCATAAAACATCCTGCCATGCTTGGTTAGCTCATTAGGCAGAGCGGCACACTCGTAATGTGCAGGCGGGCAGTTCGAATCTGCCACTAAGCTCCACGGTCCGATTGGGCGACGCGCTCTTTGAGAATCCGCCCAAGAAGCTTCCAACGGGGGCATGCACCTGTTGGCGGTTGGCTAAGTCCTTACGGAAGTCGTCGTAGCCGGAACCGAACACGAATGGACAACGTAAAGCCTCGCAGGGCAGAGCGTTATCTGCTACAGCGCATGACAACTCTAAGTAGAAAGGAGATGATTCCAATGGAGCAGGCAATTATCAATGTAGAAGGTACATCCACGATTGAAACCGCAGCGGCAGCCAAGAAACTGATTGAGACCTTCGGAAGCCAGAACATCCGTGCTATCTCAGTCAAACGTGTGAACGATAAGAGTGACGAGGTCGTTGTTGAGCTCGACTTCATCTCCGGCCTGGCACCGCGTCTGCATGGGTTTACAATGCGTGTCAACGGACTGACGGCGGGCTATGCTGGTACAGGACCGTCCAATCTGTTTGAAGTTCTTCAGGCGGCAGGCGTAAGCGAGACTCTGGTGGCACGTAGCGACATCACGCAGCGAAGCACCAAGACCATTCCGCTCCACCTGGAGCGCGAGGTCAAGCAGTACGGCGACTTCCAGTACACCTAAAACTGTCCGGCGGGGATGCCCCGCCATCATGGGGATATAGCTCAGCTGGGAGAGCACCTGCTTTGCAAGCAGGGGGTCGAGGGTTCGAATCCCTCTATTTCCACCACCAGCAACATGCCGCTTCCTGCGGCTGTCTCTGGGCGTGCATTGTACTGTTGTTGATTCGCAGTACGGTCATTTGCGCGGAACTCCTTAACTATGACCACGAAGACGAATGCCTTGTCCGCGCCGCTTGGACAAGCGATTTACACAGGGCATCGTCAAGCCGAAAAAATGCAGTGCCGAGTGGCGAAACCGGCTGCGGCATTGGCGAGGCGCACACCCTCGTCAGTCGTCCAAAAGAGCAACCTCCACGAGGTGGATGACGGGCAACACAGATACATCTGTGGCTAATACTCTTGTGTCGTTAGTTAAGTTCCATGATGAAATAGCGCGGGGCCTCCGAAGTCTCCTTTTCGGGTAAAACTACACCACGAGCATTGTTCATCTTGCCGCGCTACGGCGGACACGCCGATAGAACAGGATGCGCAAGCAAGCCGTAATAATCATACCGTGTGGCGAAAGCGGCTGCGGTATAGACGGAGCAAAACTCCGTCAGTCGTCCATAAAGATGGCCTCCACGGGGCGGACGACGGGCAACGCAGGGGGACAACTGCGGCTAACATCTTACTACATGGTCGGGTGTCCGAGTGGCCTATGGAACTGGTCTTGAAAACCAGCGATGCCGCAAGTGTCCGTGGGTTCGAATCCCACCCCGTCCGCCATGATTTTGCCGGGTCAATCCCGGCTTTTCTTGTTTTATGAGGAGTTTTGTATGACCGAATTAGAACTGACCAAGATGGTCGAAAAAGCCAAACGCTGGGCGGTAGAAGCCCATGCGGGGCAGAAGGACAAAGCAGGGGAAGACTACTTTATCGCACATGTCTCGGTGGTTGCTAAGGGGGTGAACGATGACCCGGTAGCCGAAGCTGTTGCGTACCTGCACGACACTGTCGAGGATACAACCATTACAATGGATGACGTCCGGGCAGAATTCCCGAAAGAGGTGGCAGACGCGGTAAATGTGTTGACCCGCCGGAAGGGAATGAGCTACGCCGAATACATCTGGCATATCCGTCAGAATCCGGTTGCTACTAAAGTCAAACTGAGTGATTTACGCAGCAACATGCACCTTACCAGGCTGCCATATCCGCTGACCCAGAAAGACTTGCTTCGAGAAACCAAGTATTTGCGGGCTTACAAGATGCTGGATGGTCGTGTTTCTGTGACGGCTGTGAATCCGTATGCTTTGTATGATTATCTTCTGACAAACGGCTGGCTGGCGAAAGATGAGAAAAAGTTCAGAAACAACACTCCTATCATCCTCACTCCGCTTTCTGGCACTGTTACCATCACTATACCACTAGATATGAGTGTCGCCGACCATGACACTCTGGTGCGTCATGCTCTAAACAAGCTCTCGCTCTACGAGGGAAAGGAGATACAGTCAATACTGACGACCGTCATCAACTGGAAGCCGGAACGCACTTCAAATATGAATAATTTGTAAAGCATCAGGGCACAAAATTTCAATTGATGCCGGATTTTGGTATAATGTAGACAGTGAACGGAAACACGAACGCACGTTAAAAATCGACTGTTTTCTGCTCGAAAAGCAACATTTAAAACACGCTAAGGAGAGTAAACCATGCGTAAGAAAACCAAACTCGCGAAGAGTATCATGGCTTTTGCGATGGCAGCAGCAGTGGCGGTTTCCGCTACCGGCTGTGGCGCTAAAAACGAAAGCAATGTTGCATCTTCTGAATTCACTACCAGCCAGTCTGAACCGGCTCCGACCGAGGCTCCCGCCACGAGTGAGGATACGGCCAGCTCTGCCGCCACGTCTGACTCTGAGACGAAGCCTGAGGATACTAAGCAGGACGCCGCGAAGGATGAGACTGCTGATTCTTCTGTCAGCAGCTCCGCCTCTTCTGACCAGGCAAATGTCTCTTCCTCCAAGAAGCCGACCTACAGCACCAGCAAGACTCAGACCAAGGCACCCGTTCAGCAGGCCAGTGCAGCCCCGGCCGCAGCCGAAGAAAAGAAAGCTGAGCCTACCTACACCTTTGTTGTTCGCCACCATGAGGCTTCCTGCACCACCGGCGGGTATGACGAGCATATCTGCAACGAGTGGGGCGGCATGAACTATAACGACAACTACACCGCTCCCAAGGGCCACAACTGGGATAACGGCGTCATTACCAAGGCGGCTACCTACACCGAGAACGGTATCAAGACCTTCAAGTGCAAGGACTGCGGCGAGACCCGTACCGAAGAGATTCCTGCGCTGAACAAGACCTACCATATCAAGGAAGTCGTTCCGGCAACCTGCACCAGCGAAGGCTATACCATCTATGAGTGCAACGAGGTTCCGGGTCTGACTTACAAGGCTGACTACACCGCCAAGCTGCCCCACAGCTATGACGAGGGTGTTGTCACCAAGGCTCCGACTATCTATGAGAAGGGCGTCAAGACCTTTACCTGTACCGTTTGCGGTGACTCCTACACCGAGGACATTCCTGTTCTGGAGAAGACCTGGCACAAGGGTGAGACAGTTGCTCCCACCTGCACTGAGCAGGGCTACACCGTGTACATCTGCGACCAGGACGAGAGCCTGACCGAGAAGCGCGACTTCACCGATGCTCTGGGCCACGACTGGAACGAGGGCGTTGTCACGGTTGCCGCCACCTGCACGGCCGACGGTACTATGACCTACACCTGCTCCCGCGATGGTGAGACCAAGACCGAGGTTATCCCGGCACTGGGTCACAAGTGGGACGAGGGTACTGTTACCACCGAGCCCACCTGCGACCAGCCTGGCGTCAAGACTTTCAAGTGCCTGAACGACGGCTGCACCGAGACTCAGACCGAGGAAATTGCCGCTCTGGGCCATGAGTGGGATGATGGTGTCATCACTACGGCTGCCACTTGCACCGAGGATGGCGTCAAGACCTTTACCTGCAAGCATGACGCAAGCCATACTTACACTGAAGCAATTCCCGCTATCGGCCATGATTGGAACGAGGGCAAGGTCACGAAAGAGCCGACCTATACCGAGAACGGCGAAATGACCTATACCTGCAAGAATGACCCGACCCATACCTACACCGAGGTCATCCCTGCCAAGGGTTACACCTACACCGACACTGTGGTTGCCCCCACCTGCACTGAACAGGGTTACACCCTGCACGAGTGCAATGAGGATGCCTCCATGTCCTACAAGGACAGCTATACCGACGCTCTGGGCCACGACTACAAGGAAGTCACGACCCCTGCCACCTGCAAGGACGAGGGCAGTGTAGACAATGTCTGCGAGCGCTGCGGCGATACCCAGCACATCAGCACCCTGCCTGTTACCGAAGACCATCAGTGGAACGATGGCGAAATCACTAAGGCTCCTACCTGCACTGAAGCAGGTGAGAAGGCCTTTACCTGCACCCTCTGCGGTAAGACCAAGACCGAGGAAGTTCCTGCGACCGGCCATGACTACGATGAAGGTGTTGTGACCAAGGAGCCTACGCAGACCACCAGCGGCATCCGCACCTACACCTGCAAGAACTGCGGTGACACCTACACCGAAACTATCCCTCAGCTGGGCCACGTTTGGGGCCGCAATGAAGTGACCAAGCTGCCGACTTGCGAGGAAGACGGCGTTCGCACTTTCTACTGCACCGTGGACGGCTGCAATGAGACTAAGACTGCTCCGATTCCTGCCACCGGCCATGATTGGGATGATGGCGTTGTCACCAAGCAGGCAACTTGCACCGAGGATGGTTCTCTGACTCGGACTTGCAAAAACGACCCGACGCACACTATGACCTATACTCTTTATGCCACGGGTCATACTTGGGACGAAGGCGTTGTTACCAAAGAGCCGACTCACGACGAGAGCGGTATCCGTACCTACACCTGCACCGTCTGTGGTGCAACCAAAACCGAGGAAATCCTCGCCACCAAGTACACCTTTACCGTGACAGTTGTCGAGCCTACTTGCACTGAGCAGGGTTACACCTACCATAAGTGCAACGAAGACGATTCCAAGTCCTTTACCGACAACTACACCAACGCACTGGGCCATAACGGTTCTCTGCACACCACTCCCGCTACCTGCAAGGAAGACGGTCATACCGATTACGTCTGCGACCGCTGCGGTTATTCCGAACTCATCGAGACTCTGCCTAAGACCAACAACCACAGTTGGGATAACGGTGTTGTGACCGTTGAGCCTACCGCTGACCATGAGGGCGTTAAGACCTACACCTGCTCTGTCTGCGGCGAGACCAAGACCGAGTCCATCCCCCGCATTGCAAGCCAGTCTCTGGCAAGTGTAAACCCTTCCGACGCCGAGGTTGAGACCCCTGTGGAAGCAGAAACCCCGGCCGTAAGTGAGGAGCTTCCCGCCGATACGGCAGAATCCGATGTTCCGGCTGAAGATGCTGAAGAGTCTGACTCTGAGGGTGTCAAGCAGGAAGATGCCACTCTGCCCAAAGAGACCGAAGTCGAAGCTATCGTTGTCGAGGAAGCTGCTGACTAAACCATCAGGAACAGTTGGGGCATAACTAATAGCGTTGCAGGCTATTTAGCCAAGCCCGAACTTGAGGCTCGTCGAGAAATCGGCGGGCCTTTTTCTTAGACTTTTTGCAATTTAGCTATTGACTTTGTGTATTACAGTGTGTATAATAAAGATAATGAGATTTTAGGAAAGGAGAACACACCGATGTTCGCTACTATGATGAACAAACAGAATAAGTGGCAAGAGCTGTGGAGCAATTTGTACCTCCTCGGCAACTTTGTGCTGTCTGTTTGTGTGAATCATAGTGCAGTGATGGTAGTATAAAACCATCCGAGTATCGGCCGTTTTCCGTACTCTGCACGATATGAGCACCTGTCAGACGCACAACGCCTGATGGGTGCTTTTTCTATGCAGAAAATCAAATCCAGTCCATTTTGATGCCACCGGAAGATGCTCCGGGCAGGCTTATTAAAGTGTATCAAATATACATATTGTATACATCGAGGATTTGCCAAACGGTAAGGCATCAGATTTTGGCTCTGACATTGGTCGTTCAACTCGACCATCCTCGGCCACCTATCACTTTCAGGCGCATCGGAAGTGAGATTCACAAAGACAGTGCTCCCAAAGCAAGGCACGGTAGATGCGCAACAAGTGCTCGTATCTCAACTGGCAGAGTAGCCGACTTTTAATCGGCAGGTTCGGGATTCGACTTCCCGCGAGCGCACCACGCCCGGCAGAGCGTCATCTGTCACTTCTTTGGGTGTATAGCTCAGTAGGCAGAGCAGCGGGCCGTTAACCCGTGTGTCGCAGGTTCAAGCCCTGCTACGCCCGCCATAAGCTCCTCTGGTGGAATGGCAGACACGGTGCGCTCAAACCGCACATTTTTGAGGGTTCAAATCCCTCGGGGAGTACCACGTTCGGCAGTACGTCAATTGTCACTATGTCCAAGTGGCACAACTGGCAGACGCGCTGGTTTAAGGAACCAGTATTTACTGTGGGTTCGATTCCTACCTTGGACACCATTTAAGCTCTAGTGGTGGAATAGGCAGACGCGCCAGATTCAGAGTCTGGTTCCATTCATGGAGTGTGGGTTCAACTCCCACCGAGAGCACCACGTCCAGCAGTACGACAACTGCTATCCATGCTCCAGTGGCGAAATTGGCAAACGCGACGGTTTTAAGTCCCGTTCTACTCTGGGTTCAAATCCCAGCCGGAGCATCTATATAGGGGTATAGCTCAAGTGGTAGAGCAGCGGTCTCCAAAACCGCGTGTTGCATGTTCGAGTCGTGTTACCCCTGCCAACGGTGAGTATGTACTCAAAAGGTGCATGCTCATTATTGCTTTTGAAAGGAGTATACCATGAACGACAAATTACTCGGCTCAGAACGTGTACTGCATCAAGGCGCAGGCTATCGCACCAAATTCAGGGCAGCACGAGGAACCCTGCTGCCGGGGACCAGGGAAAATCCTTCCAGCCCAAAACAAGAGGGAGTAGATGCCATATACATTCCCGATACGGCCAAATGGTGCAGTAAAAAGTAAACCACAAGTTGATTGCGTTTCTATGTAAACGTGCTATAATAGAGTCAGAACGAAACGAGAAAGGAGATACCCAATATGCTGTGCAACACTGTCAACGCTATGTCGTTTGCCGAGTATAGTTATGAATCTGAGTTCAGTTCCTATGAACGCAGCTTTATTTCCCATACTCCTCGACAGGCCAACACAGTCAGTGCGCAGATGCGGTGCGTCTTCTAAACGATAACTGCATGTCATAGCTGCTTGTCGAGATTTCGGCAGGCAGCTTTTTTGTTGCCTGCATAAAGAAAGGCAGCAAACAAATGACGATTCCTACTATAGACATCCAGCAAACTGGTGCCAACATCAAAACGCTCCGCAAAGCGGCGGGCATCAAGGTTAAAGATATGGCGGATGCCCTCGGCGTTACTCCGCAGGCCGTCGCTAAGTGGCAAGCTGGTGCGGCTCTTCCTACTATCGACAACCTCGTGATTTTAGCCGCGATGTTGGATACTAAAATTGACGATATTCTCGTTATCGCTTAAATTCTCAGCCGCCGGGCGCGGCATAACATGGCCGAATTGACGAATTGGTTAAGTCGCAAGCCCTTCACGCTTGAGGTTATGGGTTCAAGCCCCATTTCGGTCACCATGCTTCTGTAGCTCACCTGGTAGAGCAGCGGTCTGAAGAGCCGCGTGCAGCTGGTTCGACTCCAGCCGGGAGCACCAGTGAGGTTTAATGCCTCATTCTATGTGTCGGTATGCAAGAGGTTAAAGCTAACGGTCTGTAAAACCGCTCCGTTACGGTTCACTGGTTCGAATCCAGTCCGGCACACCATAAGGCCCCTTCGACAAGTTGGCCTAAGTCACCACACTCTCAATGTGGAGTCGGCAGTTCGAGTCTGCCAGGGGTCACCAACACGCACCTACGTTAGTTCTATCAAATTTAATACGCAAGAAAAATGTGGGTGCTTTATGCAGTGGTCGCACAATAGGTAGTGCAGCAGCTTGCTAAGCTGCCGTCGCGAAAGCGGCATGTGAGTTCGAGCCTCACCCTCTGCGCCATTTGCTTGTGTGTCCGAGAGGCTGAAGGAGCCGGTCCAGAAAACCGGAAGTAGGAAACTGCTCGTAGGTTCAAATCCTACCACAAGCGCCAACGCCGTACACTTTGGTGTGCGGCATTTTTTGTTGCCATTTCGTCAGATTATGCTATACTGGATTCAAGATAATTATTTGTGTACATTCTGTTACGGTTTCGGCTGCATGTTTGTAAGTGGCTATGTTTCATGGTAAAATAATACTGTAACGCAAAGGAGTTTTCGGCGTATGTTCATTCAATTTACAGAAAAACAGTACAAATTGTTTGTACGCATCATGCAGGTCATGCAAGTGTTCTACGGCAATGACTTTTCGTCTATCTGCAAAGAAGTCGGTGAGACTTATGGTGCGAAGAAAGCAGACATTGAAAACGCCTATACAATTTTGACTGAAGTCATGGTCACAGGACCGGTTCCTACCATGCAAAAGGCAGCAAGAAAGATTCTGGACGCAGCTCTTTCTGCTGTGGATATAAAGTCGGAGGTAAAAGACGAAAATCCATATACAAGGCTCATTGAAACGGACGAAGCAGGCTGGCTTCAGGCGGCTGACATCCTTGATGTCTATTCTCGCATCCTAATGGGGCAGTTCGGAATCATCTATGAATCCTTAGATATTGCAACCAGTTATGGTTCCGATGAAATTCGTCTGCAAGCATACCATGATGCTCGCTGGGGTGGAGTCGGTGTCATAGAAGCCAGAGAGCTGCTAATTCCTCAGCTCAAAGCGTTGAGGGTTGGCTGGAACGGAAATTTCGGGATTTCCAATCCAGGCCTTGCCTACAACAGCAAGCTCTCTTACGAGATGCTGAAAGTAATCCGTTATGCGTATGGAAAAGGGGACAACACTGTTCTGAAAGTGACAGGCGAGCCTTTCCTTCGCGCTCAGGGTGTAGCGGGTATCCGCGCACTATAGTCCATCAAGGAGGTAATCGGGATGGGCAACCATATCATTTCATTTCTGGACATCTGCTCTATGCGTGGACAGCTTGTTCTGGCAGAAGCACCGACCATCCCGGCAATCAACGATAAGATGGTCCACTGTACTGGTGCGCGTAAACATGACGATGACCGCTATATTGTCCTCGACGGGGAAGAATACAGTCAAATCCTTTTTGTAGACGGAACCATTAAGCTGTATTGGTATTGAGAGGTAGCGCCATGAACAACATCATTGTAAATAGTGCTCTCTGGTACGCTGAACAGAGCAACCAGTTCCTTATCTATTCTGGTGCAGACAAGCTCCTTGGCAAAGGCTTCGACTACTATGCAGCGGAGTTCATTCCTCTTGGGCACAAGCTCGTAAAAAATGGGCAGCTTGTTGCTGACGCGATGGACGGCGAGCTCGCCGCACAGTTTTCAATGGCGTATGCCACCAACTATTGGCGATTCGCCAAGACCGTATACAACTTCGCACCTGCGTTTCTGAAGATGCTGGCGGAAACAGAAGACGCTCCAATATACTCTGATATTATGATGCGTCTGCCGTATAGAGATTTCGTGATGAATCTTCCGTCAGATTTCCCCCATGATGCCATGTTCGTACATATCGAATTCGACGACTCACACGGTCCCAACGACACCGATACGCTCTTCCTGCTCGTTCCATTCAAAGCAAATCCAGACTTCGACAACATCGAACTCTGCCAAGTTATGCACTGGTGTCTGAACGGCAAGAAGCTGATTGAATCTTTCCGCCGCAGCAACGACGCATACGAGCAGTCGTTCCAGAACGAGAACAACACAGCTACAGTCGGTGCAACAACCATTTCTACAGTACCGGGCGCATCTATGAGCGAGGAAGAGCTTGAAAAGACGCAAAACTATAACGCTAAGATGGAACCATATCTGCGCATAGCAGTTTCTGCCGCCTATTATCTTGCTTCCAAGAACGCTGAAATCAAAGAGGTCAAGATTCCGAAAGAAAAGCGTCCAGTTCTCGTCTCTAAGCCCGGCACGAAACCTAAGAAGGTCAATGTTAAGACCTACAATGTTGGCTATATCATCGGCAAGAGTTTTGAAAAGCAGCTTTCTACGACGACAGCAGAATACGAAAAGCACAAGAACGCAGTAGGAACAGGGCGTTCCGTTCGCCCGCATGTTCGTCGCGCCCACTGGCACCACTACTGGGTTGGAGAAGGACGGACCCGTTTGGAAGTTCGCTGGATTGAACCCACATTCGTTTTACCTGAAGGAAAACGCGAAGTAGAACTTGCCACTGTGCGAAAAGTTCAAGGAACACAACCCCCGGAGGAGCACTATGAATCCCATTCAGCACGCACTCGAAATTAACAACGGCAAAGCGATTCTTCTGAGTATCAAAAAGGAATGGCTCGATAAAATCATGGCAGGCGACAAGGTCATGGAAGTTCGCAAAACGATGCCTTGGGAAATCAGCCATCCCTTTGTGGTTTTCTGCTATGAAACGAAGGCCAACGGCGGTGCAGGTCGTATCACGGCCGCTTTTATCTGCAATGACATCGAAAAGCTCGACTGCTTACGCGAGTTCCCGGATTGCATTGCCAGCTCGAAATTGCTCGCAATGACTGCTCAGTTTGTCGAGAAGAGCTGCCTTACCTTTGAACAGTTGCTCAATTACGAGAACAATGTCGGTACTCTCTACGGCTGGAAGGTAACAGAACCGTATGCCATCAACATGCAACTGTCAGATTTTGGCGTAAAGCGCGCTCCACAGTCATGGCAGTACGTTACGGTCAGCACTTGGCCGCAAAAATAGTACAACACATTTCTTTGCCCATATACTTGCCACAAGAATCACGACAATGTATAATAAATAGCAATGCGTCTTCAGGGGTTGTTTATGAACATCAATGGACTTTTAAGAGAAATCAACATGGTGAAGCTGAGCGAATTCGTCTGCATCACAAAAGTGCAGACGGAATCGGACGCTGAAGCTCTTCGCGAAGACGGCTACGATGTAGGCTTCACCCTGTCCGAGTGGGAAGCCAAGTATACTTTGCCTGCTGATAAAATCTTCTATGCTAAGTCTCCGTATTCTTCCATGTACTATGTGGATATGGACAATCCGCCTTATCCCATTGTAGTGTCTCTCAACATCTACGGAAACCAACGCTTGGCGATGCCAGCTGGCGAAGATGACGAAACATTTTGCCAGCGTATTCTGAAACACTGTGACTATTACAAAAACCTGCATGGTGACAAACTTACTCTTTATATTTCGAATCTTGGCGGATACCTCGCTACGGATGTACTTCGGGAATATGTAAATCGAAATGAGCCATCCGAAGAAATGTTCACAACCTTCTTTTCAGTCTATGAAGAAGTTGATTTTGGTGGTGCCTGGTTTTCTAAGGAAGAAATGGAGAAAGTCACCAAAGGGATGGGAGCATCTACTCAGCGCAAGTTCCGCAAGTCACTCCACAAGCTACCGGATGAAGTAACCATCTATCGCGGAGAGGCAGAAGCCAGTGCTCCCTATAATAAAGCATTTTCATGGACAACAGACATCCGCGTGGCCTACTTCTTTGCTTGCCGCCAGTCGGACGGCTATGCCCGCGTGGTATCTGCTAAAGTGAAAAAGCAAGACATCTTGTTTATGTTGGATAGGCGTAACGAGAAAGAAGTTCTGGTATTCCCCGAAGGCATCTATGGCATAGATACGTCTTCTTATGTACAAATACCGCCTGTTGAAGCTCTCTCCGTTCTGACAGACGATGACCTCGATTGCTTCTACCGGTGGCGCGAAACGGTCAATTTATTGTACAGATATGAGGCAGTTCCTCAAGACCACTCTGTACTTCACTCCATTCGCGTTCTCCTTTTGGCACTCCTGATTATCGAAAACGAGGAACTTGTGCTGGAAGAAGATGACGTAGCTCAGCTGATGCAGGCTATCACGTTCCATGACATTGGCCGCCAGAACGGAGATGAAGACCCGAAGCACGGGGAATACAGCACTGCGATTTACAAGGAAAATCATTCGGACCCTGTTGTCGAGTTCCAAATTCAGTACCATTGCATCGACGATAAGAAAGCAAAGAAAGCGCTGGATTCTGATACTCGTATAGAAGATAAGCAAAAAGCGTTGCTCCTTTACAACATCCTGAAAGATGCCGATGCGCTGGACAGAGTTCGTTTCGGACTTCGTGACCTTGACGTTCGCTACTTACGCATTCCAATCAGTAAGCGGCTCGTTTTAACTGCAGACCAGTGCCTCAGACAAATCAGAAATGGTGAATAAAAGCCACCAATAGAAGGAAGTAAACACTATGTACCGCCTATATATGACCGAAAAGCAAGCAGACTTGCTTCGTACAGCCTGCGCATCTATGATAAAGTTGTATAGTGGCGATATAGATGCCATATTGGAAGATGTGGCTACGGCCTATAGCGTAAGCCAGGCTGCAACCCTTACTGTAAGAGAAGAATTACCTGAGACATACTTCAATATTGAGCAGCCTGCAATGTCCCTTGCAGCTGATGATATTCAGCTCGGAATCAAAAGTATGCGTCCAGTAAACCTTGCCACGCCTTTCGATGCTCCCAGAGAACGCTTTCGCTTTATGGCAGAGTTTTCTGATAGCAGTCGATATTCATTAAGACAATTACTCGATGACTACTCTCACATTATGCTTGGCAAGTTCAGTCGCATCTCCGACATCCTATTGACGGATAATACCCAGTGCTGTAAGGTACAGCAAGGCTTGCAGCAGTTGCGTAGCTGCCTCGTTCCATCGCTCGATTTAAGCGTAGCCAGTGAAGATACTTGCTGGCAGGCGAAGCTCTCCTATGAGATGGTCAAGGTCCTTGAAGAGAACCGTAGGTCATCAAAGCCCACGATGATTCGCGTAACGAAAGAGCCCCTAATACTCGTCGAAACTATCTAAAGCGTAGCTCTCGGAATTATTCCGGGAGCTTTTTCTTTCTGCCGTCTTCTCATTTCTACAAATTCATGGTATAATGTCGCCATGAGGTGAAAATCATGGCAAATCAAAAGAAATATAATCATCCAGAAGCGCCGGAGAACATCGACATCAAAGAAGAAATCCAGAAAATGGTTTCTGACTTTAGAGCTTGGCTTAAAAAAGCAAAGGCTAAACTTGACACAAAGCCAACTTATGTGAAAGTCCTTGTGTACGGTGCTATCGCTGCTTTTACAATCCTGCTGGCTTACAAAGCATTCGTCTTTTTCCTTGCTTGGTTCCTGTTCTTGGCCTTCATGGGCGTTCCAACGCTGACATTTCTCATTCCAGATAAATTTAAGACGCCAGAACAAATTTGCCATGAGAAAGAGTACAAACGTGGCATGGATGAATATTCCAATTATGTAAGAAAGCAACAAGAAGAAGAGGAGCAACGTAGACGTTGGGATGAAGCAGAAGAACGACTCAATCATCACCACTAAACTAAAAACCTCCTTGCACAGGCGTGCGAACTGAATAGAATAGAAATTGCATGATAGATACCACATCGTTCGACCACACTAACGATTCATAATCTCTTATGCAACCGCATGAGCAGACTCTCGATTTGAGGGTCTGCTCTTTTTATTTTATTCAGACCTTTGAAGGAGGGTAAAGAACTTGAGTTCGTTCACACGATTTGCAAAAGCGGCTGAAAAATGCCGTTACAAAAACGACTTTCACTTTGACCTTGTCCAGTGCGACAGGGCCATGACGATGGGCGGCGACATGAAAATCAACGCCCAGTGCTGGCTAAACATCTTTGAAAAACTGTCGGATGAAGACATCCAGGCTTATGTCCGACATGATTACCGTCCTGGCGACCTTGACCCATTCCGTAAACCGCGAAAGGGGAAATAAGCCATGCTTCTCTATCATTTGATGACGGATGAAGGTACGTTACCAGACAAGGTAATACCCCAAGTCCCTCAAAATTTGATGCAGGGAGAAGACCAAAGCGTTCCACGAATCTGTGTTGGGCAATCTCTTGATGACTGCTTGACCGGAATCACTGTAACTGGTATCACGATTCCATTTCTGCTTGCTGAAGTCAAAAGGGCAGGCGCAAAGCAAGCATGGAAGAAGGATTTCCAGCTTCCGTTTATTATCAGAACCTATTGTGCCGAGTGTAACAACTCGGCATTTTTTGATGAACGGAAAGTTTCCCAATATGTCTGGGACGCAGAGATTACTCACGAGTGCTGGCTGACCGAATATTCCGAGCCCTTACGTATAGAAAAGCGCTGGCTGGTAGATGCGACCATCGAAAAACGGCGCTTTCCTCACGATGAAGAATGGTGGAACTATCCCATTATCTCTAATTCGGTCTGGTCTGATACACCTGCTTACCCAAATCCTGCATTTCAAGAAAAGATTCTATTCCTAACCAAGAAGTGGTTGGAACAAAATTAAAGAAAATTATCGGAGGTGTGTCGTGAATAACAACACTACTATTTCGCCAGCCGAGTATTTTGCTCAGGTCAAAAGCCGCAAACAGGTTATGACGGAAGCTGGCCTTTCCAAATTATACGAAAACTGTCTTACCTTGCTGGACGAGTATCAGCGCTCCGGGCAAATCGCGGCCCAAAAGAAGTTGCTATTCCATATCGACAATATTACCCGTGAGAAGAAGCTGCTCGATGTTGGCATTGACACCTTTGTCTACAAGAGTGATGTCGATGACTTCATCCACATGGTAGATAATAAAGTCATCAAAATTGTCGAGCTGGAGAACTATCAGCGGCGGATACCGACAGAAATCATTGACAGAATCGAAAAGTGCAAAGGTATATTCGACAAAATGTATGTCGTATTTACCGATTATACTCGACGGGAAGAGCGACGCGTGGAAGCCGTCAAGCGTGAAAAAGACCCGATTCTGTTCGGAACTTTCCAGGATGCTGCCACCCACACCATTGTTGAGCGCTTCTATTTCATTGGCGACTGGGTCGATGAATACTGCGACTTGACACTTGACAAGATGGTTGCCACGGTTCAAGAAAAAGCGAACCGAGACATTATCAAGAAGTTCTCTACCCCGGAGAGCATCCGCGAGTTGAATGACCAGCTCAACAATCTGGATGATTCGATGAATGGTCTGTATCGGCAACGTGAGCGTAAGTCCGCTTCAAAGAAGGGATTCTTCGATAGGGTTCGTACTGCTTTCAAGGTCTTGAAAGGGGAGAACTGAGTTATGCCGGAAGTTGACCTGACGGAGGACAAAAGCTACTCGAATCTCACGACAATGCCGCGCAGCGCAACGAATGTTCTTCCTGAAATCTTTCGGGAATCCTCCATTCCTTGGAATTTCAGTACGTCCTATACTCTGCCGAGAATCGTCCATTCTGATGCAGAACTCGGTCAGGTTCCTTTGGTGTTTACCGGAGATGCAGAGACCATTAACTTCATGCGTGAAGTAGCTGAGGTAGAAGAAGGAAAACGCTGCGATTGTTGCGGTAAGCTCATTACCACTCCGCTATGGGATATGCCTGCTGGGTCTCTTTGTCCTGAGTGCGCACAGCGCCTGGAAGAGACCGTTCATGGCAAACAAGAAACGCCCTGGCAGAAAATCGAGCAGCCGAAGCCGGAGCGACTCATTCCCTGGTGGTATGACCTGTAACTTGTCTTTCACTTGCACATCCTTGCGAACCGAATAGAATAAAGGATGTACGATAGATAACATCTCATCATCCGAGAAATTCTCGGTCGTACATTCACAGTTCTGTATTCAATTAGGCAGACTCACCATTCGTGGTGGGCCTGCCTTTTTTGTTTGCAGAATCCGTCATCAACCCTTTTAACAGCGAGGAGGTTCGCTATGAGTATCCTGTCCAACATATTTAACACAAAGCATCGCTACGCCATCTACGCGGGCAACCCAGGTATCTCCGGCATGTGCATCTGCTCCGATTTTATCGGGTATGTGGAAGCACCCAGCCTGGCCGATGCCTATGATGCCGCGCACCGCTATCTTGCAAACAGTGGCTATCTTTCGGTTGTCGTGAACGAGGTGTAAGGAGTAACCAAACAGACGTTTCCAAGAACAAATTTCAATCCTCAAGAAGGGCACATTTTAAGGAGTGTAATACCAATGACTATGAACGAATCCCAAAAGAAGATTGTCGGCTATTCTGCCATCGCTATGTGCGTCCTGACCATTATCAGCTGCATCGTTTGGTTCTTTAGCGTCCCGGCGTATGCTGATAGTTTTGCTACCGAACCAGAGCCGCAGTCTGAGCCGGAGGTCGTCTACATCGATTCCCTCATGGAGATGCGCGTACTGGATGGCTATTCTGCTACTCCATTCACTGTTCCTGCCACCAACGAAACCGCTGCGGAAGAGGCTTCCGCAAGTGAAGAATCGATAGAGGCAGAAGCTGTGGATGAGCCGGAAGAAGAGCCTATCCCACAGAACTTTTCCGAGAACGAGTATGCCATCTACACCGCGCTGCGCAACGCCGGTCTTTCTAAGGCCGGTACTGCTGCGGTGATGGGCTGCATGGTGAAGGAAAGTAATTTACGCACTACGGCTGAGAATCCGAACGACGGTGGTTATGGCCTGCTTCAGTGGACCTATAGCCGTAAGACGGACCTTCTTAACTGGTGCTACTCTGCAGGGCTTGATGCAAGCTCTGTAGAAGGTCAGGTTCAGTTCTTTGTACATGAGCTGCAGAGCAAATACAGCAAAGCAGCACGGTATTCTTACCCTGTGTATGAGACTCTGACCAGTAGTGAAAGCGTAGAGGATAGCTTAGCTATGTTTTTCTCCCACATGGAAGCAGGGACCAATGTCCCTATCTCTGCTTGCAAAATCTACTGCGGTAACCTTACGACTCTGAATCTGTATCAGGCTCGTCTGAACGCCGCTTACAAATATTTCGCATGAACGTGAGGTAATAACAATGGCAAAAAGTGCATACTTGAGCAGAAAACTGCTCAACCAACTTAAAACTCTTGAATCCGATAGTGGCGATATGTTGCTGACCTATGACCTACATAACCTTGCCTTGAATGGCAAGAAAGTAGGCTGCTCTGGTCACATCGCCAATGCCACAAATGGCAAATGTGTCTTTGTTCACACTGAAAAGGCTATCTATCAGCCCCTGGCTGACAAGAACCTGGTCCGTTACGCGGCCGACATGCAGGATTATTCCTCCATTGGCCTTGGTGCAATGGGTCGCAATCAGTTTGTGACGGATGACGCACTCGCCGCTAAAATCATCGATATGCTCCGGTAATGGGGCAGGAAGGAAGATACCAAAAATGAAAATGAAATATACCATCGCTAAAACAGCAGCCGTGTTCTTCTTTGTGCTCATCCTTATGAGCATCAGTGCTATCGCGCAGTCTTTCAGCGTAGTCAACATTGCCATTCTGGTTGCCAGCATCGTTGCACTGAATCAGTGCTGCGGCTATATGCTCAAAACCATCAATGGGAAGGAGGGACAGCGTCATGTTTAAGGACTTTGCAAACATGGATGCACCAACCATCCACGAGGTTTCCTACAATGTCGTGGAGGTCTTTGAGGATTACCTCGAATCTCTCGACGTCGTGATTCCTTGTGCAGATGCAGATGAGGAAAGTGAACGTCTGGAAGACGACAATGCTGCTGCGCTTTACGGTGAAGAGTATTGGCGTCTGATTGACGAGGCGGAGAACTGGTTCTGTTCCTTCCCGCTCCTCGCAGAAGTCTATTCTTCTAAGTTCCTTGCAGCGTTTGATGAACTGCTCGATGCCAAAGGGCTCTCCGGCTACAAGCCGCAGGGCGAACAGCGGGCTGCCCTGAAGGCCAAAATCGACAAAGAGCTGAAGAACGAGGAGGAAGAATAATGGCTGGTTCTTGGAATCGCGTAAACCACTTCATTATTGAAGCAGACCAGATGACACATCCCATCCATTGGAATCCGATGGAAGACAAGTGGAAGGCTTGGGTCAATAAGAACCAGGTCTACAACGGCACCTCCCATTTCGACCCGAAGACGCTCGACGCCATGCGTAAACTGCATGACCGCATCCTCACTTTCGGAGGGGATGAGGTCTGCATGACAGCGTTTGACGAAGATGCGCAGAAGATTCTCAGTCGCGGCCAATTCTTTTATGGTGGAAGCTATATTAGAAAAGGCCAGGATTGTCAGTGCCATTGTAATTCCGCCAATCTTTGGAACATGAACCAAGGCCGGTGCTCTATTGCTACCGGCTACGCATTGTCTGAAGACGGACTTTGGCGCTCTCATTCGTGGGTCATTCAACCCATGAAGCGCACTGTACGCGTATGGGAAACTACCGTTAAGCGCGTTGCGTATTTCGGTGTTGTTCTTACCGACGAAGAGTGCGAGCAGTTTTGGTATGATAACGGCTAAAAATGAGGTGAATAGTATGAAACAAAGTAATTTCAATCTGTATGTTATCGCTGATGCACTGGACCATTTCCGGCTCATGGACGACCCTTATGAGTACCATGACTGTGAAGGGGTAGAAAGCATCGAAGATATTGCTGAGCATTTATTCGATGCGAAGTATCGCAATGAGGTCATCCAGTGGCTGAAAGAGAAGGCTGAATTCTATTCTTCGAATGAAGAACTGAACGCTCCCGATGACACTGGTAAGACCATGACCGAACAATGCAAATATATTCTGGACGGCATTGACGCTATTTTCAGCGAAGAGGCTTAAACAAGGAGAAGCCAATGAGTGAAAAACTTAATTTCGCTATTGATGGTGAGTTTCTCACCAACATAGCAAGAGACTGGTTCTGGAACATGAACAAGTCCTATAAGAAATGTGAAGAGCTGTTGCTTTCCTGCATGGCAGGCGGCAGCGAAGAAGAAAAACGGCATGTTTGCCAGGACATTATCGAGGGCAGAAAGAAGCTCGTTGGAATCAATGAGTTCGAGCTGGTCGATGACAATGGCAAGGTTCGCCCGTTAGGGCAGAAGGTGGAAGAGCTTCAGCGCAAGATGCTGGTAAATCAGGTTCGTGAAGACATGATTGCGCATCCGCTGAAATATCTCGACCGTTTTGCTATGCCTTTTGATTATGATATGTTCTGTAGGGATGTGGAGCGCGATTATATCGATGGCAGCTATGACGGCGTGAAGGACTATGTTATTGGGGACACGGGTTACACCGATACCTTCAATAATGGTGCTTGGCTCCTGAATCGGCCCGACCTCGTGGCCGAATTCAATGGCGATATTCTTCCTGAACAAGAGTCCACCCCGGATTTCTACAAAACCGGATTCTGGGCTAAACTCTCAAACTGGATTGACGAGAACTTAAAAGGACAGTCCGTTGAACGCCGTCAGCGACTCTATAGTAGGTATATCAATGATGTTCCTCTGAAGCATGACCTGACCGAATACGGCCTGATTGCTCCCGACGGCACTTGGTATGCTTGTGAGTTTGGCGAGCATGCTGCCCTGGCTGGCCGCATCATCTTGCGCAACCGAGAAGCATTTGGTCTTTCTGACCATGAAGTTCTCGATATGGCATACGATTGGAGCGGCAAAGGACTTGATTTTCTGTACAAGCGCGGCTGGATTGCGGTGCGGAACCCTTCGATGGGCAATACGTTCCTCGATATGGATGAAGCTCGTACCGCAACCAAGGCCCAGGTAAATGCCGTTTTTGACTATATCAGTAAGTTCAACCGCTATGACATGGATGTTTCCAAGGTCATGGCGGACTAATAGGGAGGTTTCCTTTATGAATAATATCAATATCTGCGACTACCTAAAAGCAGTCGTGAAGAATACCGTCAAACATTACGCGCGAGATTACAAAATCGATGAAGCGCGTATCAAACGGACAGCAAAAGAAGTCGCAAAGACCGGTCGCCATCAGACTTTCCTCTGGTTTGCCCGCGAATGCGGCACCTACATGGGGCTTGAATCTGAGGTTATCAAAAGGAACACACCGGCATACACGGCTTACAAATACTATGATGAGCAGGATTGTTCCGAAGCAAAAACCATCAAAGCATACCTTGTGACTGTCACGGGAATTGATGGCAAAACCCCCATCGGAACCGTCTCTCCACTGAACTACGCCAAAGAATGCGACCACATCCGTCGTCTGGCTGTTCCTGCCAACAACATGGCTATCGACTACGCCAAAGGCACGGTGACACAGCCTGTTGGAACGTATGTGCTTTCGGAGTATCCGAAGCTCGGCTCTATCCAGCAGGTCCGCTATTTAGCGGATGATGACGCTTCTCTGGAACGTGCCATTGACATGCTTCATACTGCACGTGAGAAAAGAGGTGCTCAATAATGAATGTAATGATTGAACTGACGCATGACGAGGCCCAGAACGATTTGTGCTATGCACTGATTTGCGAGACGATGGAAGGCTCCCGTTGGAATTCCGGTCGCCGTCGCAGATTGTTCAGTCAGACCTTTACCCGCAGCGAGCAGCAACGTATCTCTCACATCAAAGCTACTGCTCATAAATGGTATCTTGTCTCCGGCGTACCCGATAAGGTGCGCATGAGTTACAGCAATTACCAGCTGTGGCAAAGACTCGCTGAGTTCTGCGCCGAAATTTAATCCCATACATAGCCGCTGCCCAATCGGGTGGCGGCTTTTTGTTGCATGTTTGTGCGAACGGACTAAAATAGGTGATGTACGATAGATAACATTATCGAAAAGGCATAAGGCCCTTCGCACATTTAACATTACGCTTCAGGCGGACTTCCCAAAATAGGGAGGCCCGCCTTTTTGCGTATAAAAGAAAGGAAAAATCAAAATGAATGAGTACGAAGCAACAGTAAAAATCAACCCATCGGATGATATCAAGTTCATGCTTGAGGAGTCCGGCTGCTATGAGTCCGAAATCGAAATGATGAAGGCCAGTGGCACTTATGATGCGTTTGTCAAGCGTGTCTATGAAACCATCGACTGGTCCCATCTGTTTGAGCGCATGACTCAGATGGAGAACGAGACCATCGCAGCAACCATCGATTCCCTGATGAATCAGAATGAAAAAGGTGAAGGAGAAGTCTAATGTTCAAAGAATATGTACGGGCCGACGAATACCTTATCACCGCGCTGCTCTATCTGCCCAAAGATATGGATGTCAAAACGATTTCCTTTAAGCCATCTGACTCTACGGTCGTGGGACTTGATGGGCTGGATGAAGCAGGCTACCGCATCTTCTGCGTCATGCTGAACCGCGAGCTGAACGCTGAGCTGACCAACGCCTTGAGCTGCAAGCACGCAAGAGAACTGCTTACCCTGAAGAAGCGTGACCTTCGCCAGGACGCCGACCCACATATCTATGTGGCAGGCTACTGCGACCCGAACACCTCTGTGTGGCAGATGGTCAAAGCGCCGTCATGCGATGTCCCCGATGTCACGCTCATCGAACGCGCCATGAACGCCAACATGCAGAACGCTTTTCTCTACAAGTTGAACGAAAAGGGAGAAGCCTGCATGGTGTTCAACTCTGATTTTCTCGGCAACGGCTGCACTCCGATTGGCAACTATAAGCTGAACGCCAAGGAGATTCGAGCTATTCAGACCGCTCTCAAAAACGGCAACTACGTCTACTAATATCATCTATTAAGGAGGAAATTCTAATGTATTATCTTTTCAAGGTCGAGCGCTGCGACGCTATCAATCTTCTTTCCAAGCATGAGACTTTCGAGGATGCTTTGGCGGCCATGAAAGAGTCTTTGGCGAAAAAAATCAAAGAAACCAAAGGCTTTTCTATCACGGCAGACGACCTCACGCCGGAAAACGCGGATAAATATTCGTTCGAATTCGATACCGACCCATCCTTCCCGTTCGACGATGAAAAAGGACCGGTTGTTACGGCTACAAATTACAGCGATGACGGCATTACCGAATGGGCTATCTTCAATGTGACCACCGGCGGCAAATTCATCCTGTTCAAAAATGTCGAGGACCGCTACATGAATGTACTTGACACGTATGATACCTATGATGACGCATACGAAGCGATGAAAGAGGATGTGGTCCAGGAAGTGAACGACACATTTGACGAAGAAATCTTTGACACTTATAATGTAGACGATGAGGATGGAGAAGCAGAAGACTACAATGTCACCGTTATCTCCGGCGAGGACAGCACTGACAACGGCGGTCCGGTCGCTACCGCTTCCTTCTGCGCTGATGAGCCTGCCTACGACTGGCGCGTCTTTAGAATGTGAGGTGGCAAGCGTGTATATTGTCATCAGGCATTCCGAAGCAGGTTCTCTCATCTTGACCCGACATGACAACTTCAACGCTATTCTGGATGAGATGAAACTCGATATGGAGTACGCCTATTTGAAAGAATACGGCGGAGACATCAAGCTCAAGGATTCTGACCAGTTCGATGACATTGGGCTCACGTTCAGAACGAAAAAGCCCTATGACGACCGCCCGCTCGTGACCGGTTACCTCAATGACATCTTTAACGATGGAAAAGTAACCGAGTACACTTGGGACCTGTTCCAAATTCAGCCTTTATCAAAGAAAGGACCTAACCAATGATTTTAACTATTGTTTTTCGTGTTATCAATGATGAAGTCGTGGCATTCTTTCCTACGCTTCCTCATCGTCCCGATTGCATGGCGGGTTACGCCCACGATGGTCAGCATTTTGAGGCTTCTTTGGATTACTACTCTCAGGGCAGGGGAATTTCTGCCACTGAAGCGCAGTACAAGGACCTCCTCAAAGAAATCCGCTCAATCTATGAGCCTAAGGGCTATGAGCTGAAGGTGCAGAATTGGCCTCACGGGTGGTCAACGGTCTACGATGAGAACGAATGCAAAGCAGCGCCTCATAAGAGAGCTCATATCGACATGAAGAAGCATCAGTTTCTGAATCTCGACATGGACCTCTTTTACAAGCAGAAACTGATGCTTGTGGACCTTGCTGCGAAAGCAGAAGCCGAAGGCTATCACCATCTTGCTTACCAGCTTGATGGCGTTCTGGGTGTCTTTGACGCTGTGCAGGATGCCGCAGAAGAGGATGGTTCTTTTACGCCTCCTGTAGCCGATGAGGACACCGGACGCTTTGCGGACGAAGACTACAACGACGTTCTGAAGAAGATTCTGGACGCTGATGCAAAGACTACTAAAAAGAAGGAGATGTAAACCATGAACCTTTTTGTCAAAGGTGAATATGGTCGCGTTATGACCATCACGCCCGAAGAGTTGAAGGAAAAGCTCGGTATCACGTTTGACATCGTTGCGCTCGGTATCGAAGTGAACGATGGGGAAACCACCATCAAAGCTCAGTCTTACCCCAAGTGGGATTACAGCAACGGAAACCCGCCTATTGACATCTGCGTGGCTGCCAAAAGCGATGAGATGCAGGTTGGCTCGCTGATGATGCCGACTCTCAATGTTCCGGCTCCTTTCATCTGTCTCTATGATGAGCAGGGCGAAGACGAAACGGAATGGTACGCTGGTGCCAGCCTCGCGCCTCGCAAAGAGGGAGATGAAAGTCCTCATGTAGTGTTCGTTGACAGCAACTACGGCAAAGTAGCTCCCGAAACAGACATTTTCGAGAATGGCTCAGAAATTTGCACTCTGTCTTGCCCCACCTCTAAGTCGCTCTTTGACTTCAAAGTCGCTGCGGCTCAGGAATAACATTTGACAAGCGGTCACCCTTTCGAGGGTGGCCGCTTTTTTGTTGCGCATTTGTGCGAGTTGCATAGACTTGTAGGTATTGGAGGTGTTCCTTTTTGAAGATTCAACGCACGCCACGTGTACCGGAACCGGCGCTGAAAGATGCCCTGCCATTGGGCACTGTGATTTCAGTGCGCGAGCAGCCGGACCAAAAATATATGCTTATCGGCTATGCCACTGACATCAAACCGTATGCCTATTATGCCGTCCAGTGGCCGCAAGGATTCATTGACGATGATAGCGTTTTTCTCGTCGAACGATATGATGTTTCTGGCGTAGTAGGGAGAGGCTTGAAAGACACAGAATCCCAACTGTTTATGCAAGCCTTGGATGAAGTTATGAAAGGAGCAGGCAATGACTGTCAAGGAACTGAAAAAGACGCTTGAGGAAATGGATGATGATGCCATCATCATTACACGCTCACTGGACCCGACGAAATTTGAAAAGCCGTCAGCCAGAGAAGTGACCGTTGTGACCGTACGCGGTCAGGTGATGCTGCCACGCTGGGCTCGTGCATGCGATTTGATTCCAGACGGGCCTGCTAAGAAGGCTGTATTATTCGATTAAGGAGAAACGTATGAAACCTATCAATCAGACGCCGGTAAGCTCTGATGCAGCGTATGAGCGGGAAACACTCATCAATTTCTGCGACGCGGAGAAAAAGGCATCTTACTACACAAGAAACAACCGCCG